AAGTCCACAAACAGAACAGCCGTGACTTCAGTAAACGCGAGTCCGCCCTACGCAAGATCAACATCGCGAAGGAACTGATGGACAGCCGATACCAACGGTTCTGCTTTCCTCAGAAGATTGACACCCGCACACGCCTGTATCCGATCCCGCCGGATTTAAACCCACAAGGCGATAGTGTTGCGAGAGGTTTACTGGAGTTTGCACTCAGCGAGCCGATTGGTCCGCGTGGTTTGTTCTGGATGAAAGTCAAGCTGGCTAACAGCTACGGTGAAGACAAGCTGACGTTTGAGGACATGCAAACTTGGGTAGACAATCATTACGATCTGATCTGTGACAGCGTTGACAATCCTGTGGACGGCGAACGGTTCTGGGCCACGGCTGAGAAAGAGCTAGAGTTCTACGCCGCTGCTGTCGAGTTCGTAGCGGCTACTCGCACCGACAACCCGGAAATGTACCAGAGCTTCCAATGTTGCCATCAGGACGGAAGCAACAACGGTTTGCAAATTTTGTCATTGTTAGGACGCGACGAAACAGGGGCTCGACTGACGAATTGTTCTGACGATCCACAACGGTACGACATCTATCAAACGACAGCGGACATTGTTGCTCAGTTGGTCAGCCAAGACGCGGCTGCTGGCGATGAGGTTGCTATGCGGTGGGCTGGTGAGATCGACAGGAAGGTCTGTAAACGAGCGTGTATGACGACGCCTTACGGTGTGACGCCGAGAGGTATCCAAGATCAGTTGATCGAGGATGGCTTCACGGAAAATCTTGCGGGCGGTCGATTAGAAAACGCTCGATACTTACGTGACCACTTGATGACAGCACTGGAACAGACTGTCGTTGCCTCGCGTCCAATAATGACATGGTTCCAAGAAATCGCCGCTGCGCTGGCGGCAGTGGATCGACCGCTACGATGGCGCACACCGGCAAAATCTTTGGTCCAGCAATCGTACTGGTCGATAACCCACAGTGACGTACGAACCGTCATGGGATCGTATTATCTCTGGAGCCAGCATGAGGGTGGCGGTCTGGATAGACGCAAACAGGTCTTGGGTAGTAGCCCTAACGTCATTCACTCAGTTGACGCATCGCTTTTGCAGATGGTCGTCAACGAGTTATACGAGCGTGGCATCCATAGCTTTTCAACAATCCATGACAGCTTCGCTGTTCACTACCGGCACGTTGACGAACTACGCGATGTCATACGACAGGTAGCTTTTGAAATGTTCAGAGAGAACTGGCTAGAGGATGGCTTCTACCGCTACGTGCAAAACAACAGCCCCATCGAGTTACCACCGCCACCACCGCAAGGTGACTTTGATGTCCACAAAGTCTTAAACGCGCCTTATTTTTTCTCTTGATGTACAGTGAACTTAACACTATTCTGTCAGAACTCTTGGAAGACCTGTATAGCGAACGCAAAGCATGTCTCACAGATGAGGAATGTTACGAGATTGTTAAGTTCGCAGTTGAGGTTTTTGCAAGTTGTGAGGAACAACTCCCCGTCGATGTCCACTATCTTCTGTTCCTCGCAAACATAGACGACGAGGAGTTTTTTACGGCTGCTCTCTCAGCAGCAAGTACAGTGAAGCCAATACGGAGACACTAGGAATGGCAAAGAAAGAAAAGATCAGCTTAACATCACCTGTCGTGATTGCGGCATACGCACATCTCGCGCAACCAGATGAAGGCCAGCAGTATTCTGACGGAAAGTATAAAGTCAGCTTGCTTCTCGAAAAGAACGGAGAACATGACGACTTCATCAAACATTTAGAAAAATCCTGTGAGACAGCCGCTAAGGCGGAATGGTCTGATCTACCAAAAAATCTTCGCTATCCCATGAAGGATGGTGATGACTTTGACAAAGATGACTTTCACGGCAAGTGGATGGTCACCTGTAAGACCAAGTTTCGACCGCCCTATTACGATTGTGACAAACCAGCAAAGCCTTTGATCGAAGGACAAGAGCCTCGATCTGGTGATCTCATAAGGGTGAAGTTTCATTTGTCGGCTTACGATCTCGGACGCACAAACAAAGGGGTAAGCTGTCAGCTTGCCGCTGTTCAGTTAGTCGAAAAACGAAACATGCAGTCGGGCAATTCCCACGAGTGGGACGAAATTGACGGCTTTGTATCAGCGGAAGTCGATGAGTTCGCAGAGCCAGACTTCGCCTGACGTTTTTGAGTACTTCTTTGAAGTCGAACCTGTCCCGGCTTCCCGTCCTCGCGTGTCTCGCTGGGGTACGCACTACGGGAAGCGATACGAGAGCTTTCGCAGGGCAATGCGTCATTGTCTTTTGGACGTAAAGCCCAAGCGAAAGCTGACAGGTCCGATTGAAGCCGAACTCGAATTTATCGTACGAAAAAGCAAAAGCAGCAAACGCAGACATCCTCGGGGTGATGTGGACAATTTTGTTAAAGGCCCACTCGACTCCATGACACAGGCAGAAAAATTTTGGGACGACGACGATCAAGTCGTTGTTCTTGTCGCCAGCAAACGATTTGCAGAAAAGAACGAGAAACATGGAATACGAATTAGATACAGAGAAAGCACTCGAAACACACCTACCTTGTCCTAATTGCCCCTCATCTGACGCACTCAGCCGCTACCACGATCATACATGGTGCTTTAGTTGTGAGACATGGACGCCTCTCAAAACCGACGATGACATACGCCCCCCAAAGCGTAGTGAGCATTTAATAGATGTCGACATTCGTGGGATCAGAGACCGCAAGATCAGCGACCGGGTTTGCCAAAAATTTCAATATGGCTGGGGCAACCACAAAGGTAAAAAAGTACAAATAGCGCAGTACCGCTCGCAGTCAGGCGAGATTGTTTCACAAAAGCTGCGGACTGCTAACAAAGATTTTTATGTTGTAGGCAACCACAGTAATGTCCAGTTATTCGGACAGCATCTTTGGCAACCGGGCAAGCGTCTCGTCATCACCGAAGGTGAGATAGACGCCCTAAGCTATGCGGAGATTTCCGACTGCCGCTGGCCGGTCGTTTCCATTTCTTCTGGGGCGGCTTCTGCCGTAACAGCCATTAAAAAAAATATCGAGTTTGTCGAAGGTTTCGATGAGATCGTCTTGATGTTTGACATGGACGACAAAGGCCAAGACGCGGCCCGAAACGTCAGCGATATTTTAACGCCTGGTAAGGCATCCATTGCCAGTCTGACACTGAAAGATGCCAGCGAGATGCTGATGGCGGGGATGGTCAAAGAGCTATCAACCGCTGTTTTTAACGCACAGAAAGTGCGCCCAGACGGCATCATCAATGGAAAGGAAATTTGGAATGAAGTGTCCAGAACTCTCGAAAGTGGTTCGCCGTATCCGTGGAGCAAGTGGAACGCTTGCCTCTACGGCGCTCGTCCTCGCGAGCTACTTGTTATTACTGCCGGTAGCGGCGTTGGTAAGTCTACTATTTGCTGCGAGATCGCTCATCAATTCGGTGTTGAGCAAGGTAAAAAAGTGGGCTACGTCGCGCTGGAAGAAAGTATTGGAAGGACCGGCCAAAGACTGATGTCTATTGCGGCGGGCTTTCCGCTGCATCTGCCTAACGAAGCCACGGTCGCCGACAAGAAGTCGGCATTCGATGCCACACTGGGCACAGGTAACTTCTTTTTATACGACCACTTTGGATCAATCGATTCCAAAAATCTGATCCGCAAACTTAATTACATGGTCGCCGCTCTCGGTGTCGAGGTAATCATTCTCGATCATCTGTCCATCCTTGTAAGTGGTCTTGAAGCCGAGAGCCTAGTTGGCGGCGATGAGCGTAAGGCAATCGACTACACGATGACCGAGCTTCGGTCATTCTGTGAGCGGACAAACGTGTGTCTGTTTGTTGTGTCTCACCTTCGACGCAGTCAGTCGGAGAAAGGGCATGAAGGAGGAGAGAAGGTCTACCTGTCTCACCTTCGCGGATCACAAGCAATCGCACATTTAGCTGACGCTGTTGTTAGCGTCTCGCGAGATATGACTAACGGTGACAACGAACTAGAGGTGACATGTTTAAAGAACCGATACGCGGGCGTAACCGGCGACATGGGTACGCTGGCTTTCAACTCGGAGACCGGACGCCTCACTGAGGTGCCTGATCACTTTGGTGATAACTTCGACGGAAAGACGCCGTCGAATACGAAAGAAACTTAAAGCAAAATTAGTAAACGCAAGAGGCGGCAAATGTTCCAAATGCCAGAAGTCTTATCCCATCGAGGTCTTCGATTTCCACCATCAAGACCCCAGTCAAAAAAAGTTTTCATTGAGGGTTTCCAACCTGACAGACCACTCATGGTCACAGGTCTTAGAGGAGTTCGCAAAGTGCGTGATGCTCTGTGCCAATTGCCATCGATTGGAGCATCGAAATGAAGATACTGATAGCGGACATCGAGACGACCGGCCTACTGCCGGAATTAAAGACGAGAGACAATATTCACTGTTTAGCAATTAAGGAGTACCAGAGTGACCGAGTTAGTGTTTATGCAGACCATCCAGGATACCGCCCGTTGTCTGAGGGAATCAGCCGACTGGCTGGAGCAGACCTCTGCGTCTTTCACAACGGACTGGCCTTCGACCGACCAGCTATCGTTCGATTTTTTGGAGAAGCAGTCCTTCCCGTCCAAAGAGTATATGATACTCTACTGGCAAGCCGTTTCAGACATTCAGAAAAGCGTTCGCACTCTTTATCGGCCCTTGGCGAAGAGCTAGGGTTTCAAAAAGGTGAGCATTCAGACTTCTCCACTTTTACTTCTGATATGGCAGCGTATTGCAAACGAGATGTCGAGGTCACCGAAGCCGTCTTCGCCGATGTATATCGAGACGAGTTCCCTCAACCTCTTAAAGACGAACACCTGTTCGCACACGTTATGCACTTGCAAGAACAGCACGGGTTCCGCATCGATCTTGAAAAAGCTGAAGGACTGGCTGCTGAATTTCGGCAAGAGATCAGGGACATCGAGGATCAACTGGTCGAGCGTTGGCAGCCAAAGGTTATCGAGCGATGGAGCGATAAGACTGGCCGTAGACTGAAAGATAAAATTGAGCCCTTTAATCCCGGAAGTCGCAAGATGATAGGTGAGCGCTTGATAGAGGATTATGGTTGGAAGCCTAAAAAATACACGGCAACCGGCATACCACAGGTCGATGAAAAAATTTTAGAGACCTTAGATTATCCAGAAGCAAAACAATTGAGCCGATACTTCAGACTTCAGAAAATGCTGGGGCAGCTATCCGATGGAAACTCTGGTTGGCTACAGCTTGAACGAGGCGGTCGAGTGCATGGTCGTGTGAACACCATTGGTACAGCTACGCACCGCTGTTCGCACTGGGGTCCGAACATGGCTCAGGTTGACAAAAAAGATAAACGAATGCGTGAGGTCTGGATTGCAGACGAAGGGCAAGTTCTCGTTGGTTGTGACGCTGACGCGCTGGAGCTTGTGTGTCTTGCCCACTACTTAGCGCACTGGGACGAGGGTGCGTACGCAGACGCTCTTGTCAACGGTAGCAAAGAAGACGGAACAGATGTTCACAGCAGAACACAAAAGCTGTGCGAGTTGCCTACCCGCGACAACGCAAAGACCATGCAGTACGCATATCTGTATGGCGCGTCTGATCGTAAGCTGGCTCAAATAGCGAGGGAGAGCGGCGGCGCTGTCCAAGACGGCAAAGAGATACGCTCTCGCATGAACGAGGGGATCACCGGATTAGGAAAGCTGTCTGATGCAATTCGTAAGCGTTCAAATGCTGGCTGGTTTAAGTCGATTGATGGTCGCCAGATTGCAATAAAGTCTGAACACTCAGCTTTAAATTTTTTACTGCAATCGACCGGGGCCATTGTGATGAAGAAAGCCCTCATAGTCTTCCACTATGATTTAGCAGCTAAGGCTGGATTTGTTGTCGACGGATATCCAGTGAACTTCAATTACGTGGCTAATGTACACGATGAGGTTCAGTTGTCGGTCTGTAAAGAACGAGCGGATGAGGTTGGGCAGTTATTTGCCGACAGCATCACTGAAGCGGCAAAGCGGTTGGGCATGAAATGTCCATTGTCTGGGACTTACGCAATTGGAAACAACTGGTGGGAGACACACTGATGGGAGTGCTGAAAGGTGGATACAACGGTTGGGGGTTTTGGCATCCACCCGCCACAGAGTCGCCATCGCGCATCTTGGAGCGTGTAACAAAAATCAGACCAACGCGCTGCCCTAAGTGTCAGCGCAAGTTTCAAACGTCTGACGCGCGCAAGTTTCAAACGTCTGACGC